ATGGGTTTTACAGACTTGATTCCACTCTATACCCATCCAGTAAAAGAACAAGACACAGACTGTCAGTATTGCAAACAAGGATGTATTCGTTGTGATGCTAGAAAGCAACTAACAGATGAGGAAATACTGCAATTCCAAGATAAAGTTCCTTACACACTTGGTTCTGATTTGATTGATTTTGCTAAAGCAATATTAAGAAAGGCACAAGAGAAATGAACAGAGAACAACTATCCGAAGAGTATCCGGATCTATTGGTTATGGAGCCAAGCTATTTTGATTCCGCGATTCTTGGGGTTGTCACGCGCATAGGTTTAGAAGCCGTGTGCTATGACAAGGCAAAAGTAATTAGTTCCATCATGGGCCACGACAAAATGTCGTACGAAGAAGCACTGGAATACTTTGAGTTTAACGTAATTGGATCGTGGGTTGGAGAACACACCCCCGTGTTTTTAGAATGAAAAAGAAATATAACTACTACAAACTCAACGTCGGATTCTTTCCTGACATTGTGAAGCTGTGCTTTGATGACAAAGTATTCCAACAAATCTTAAAGGACCATGATGTTACGCTTAAAGCTAATGCGCTGGATTGCGGGATTGCGGAGACCCACCTCATTGGAGATGGAAAAGATGCTATCATTATTTTGGTTTTTGATATGTCTTTGGTTAACGATAATCTTGGTGAGTTGGTTGATACGATTACTCACGAAGTTAGTCATGCTGTGGATCACTTGGCAGAGCATATAGGCGAAGAAGATAACTTTGTAAACGAAACACGGGCCTACCTATCAGGCCATCTAGCAGGACAGATATTTAAAATCTGTATGCACGAAAAGGAAAAGTATGCTCGAAAAGCAAGTAGAAAAATATCTAGTCAAAAAGGTAAAGGAAAGCGGGGGGCTGACGTACAAGTGGATCTCCAGCGTGACGGGCGTGCCGGACAGGATAGTGTTTCTCAACAACCAAGTGCACCTAGTGGAGTTGAAAACACAAACTGGAGTTCTTTCGCCTAGGCAAATCCTTGTCTTTGACGAACTGGGCGAGGCCGGCTTTCCGGTCTACATACTACGAAACCAAGAAGATATAGTGGGGTTTATCCGTGAAGCTACAGCACCTTAAAAAATATTTGAACAACGCCAAACACCGAGCAATTAGAGAGGGCGTGCCATTTACTTTAACTTTGCAGGACCTTATCGATGTAGCAACAGACGAGTGCCCCATTCTTAAAACTCCATTTGTTTGGGGCGTATCGGGTTTAGGTAAAGGAAATACGCGCCCGGATAGCCCTACATTAGACAGAATACTTCCCGAACTCGGGTACATTAGCGGCAACGTGGCGTTTTTATCTTATCGAGCTAATCGAATTAAAGACAACGGCACAATGCAAGAACATTATGACATCGCAGACTGGATTTGGAACCACATACATGCTAAACAGAAACCAACTACACCAGTACCAGCAGGAAATTATCCAGAAGGCAACTTCGATACCAAATATGGGGCTCTTTTTACCGCCGGGTTTGGGCAAAACTACAACCACCCTTACGATCATAGCGGAACAGTTCAAGGGCAGGACCCTGATCATCGCGCCCAAGAGGGTGGCGGAGACGGTGTGGGACACGGAAGTAAAGAAGTGGGCACACCTAGCGCACCTTAAAGCCATTAAGATCATGGGACCGGTAGGGCAAAGGTTTAATGCTTGCAAAGAAGAAGCGGACATTTACCTTATAAATTTGGAGAATGTGGCTTGGTTGTGTGAAAACATAGCTGTCAACCAAATGTTTGACAACTTAGTAATAGATGAGTCCAGCCGGTTCAAGGATCCCAGTACCAAGCGTTTTAAGGCCCTCAAGAAGCATTTAAAGGGCTTCTCACGGCGTTTAATTCTTACGGGCACACCTACCCCTCAGGGCATGCAAGATCTCTGGTCACAGGTGGGTATATTGGACTTAGGGCAGCGTTTGGAAACTAGCCTGACCCGCTTTAGGGACAAGTACATGGAGCCGGATCAAATAAACCGCCATACACGCGTGGTATATAACTGGAAACTAAAGGACGGAGCTAAAGATGTCATTACTAACAAAATTGAAGATATATGCTTTTCTCTTAAAGCTGGAGACTACCTGCAGCTACCTACGCTTACAAATATTTATCGTAAAATTGAAATTAAAATTCCTATAAGGAAAAAATATGACGAACTTAGAAAAGACATGGTCGTTGACATCAAAAAAGAAAAAATCACAGCTCCAACAGCAGCAGCACTGGCGAACAAGTTGCTCCAGTTCACATCGGGAGCGGTCTATAACGAAGAAGGAGAGGCGCACGAAGTACACCGCACTAAACTGGAATGTCTTGAGTCGATCATGGAAGAATCTTCAAGTCCCACGCTTGTCTTCTATCATTTCAAGCATTCGCTCCAACGAATACGTCTTTTGTTCCCAGAGGCGGTGGTGCTGGACGATGACAACATTGAGGCGTGGCGTCGCGGCGAGATTCGTATGCTCCTTGCCCATCCACAATCAGGGGGGATCGGGCTTAATCTACAGTGCAACGTTGGAGACACAGCACAGACGGTCTGGTTCGATCTACCATGGAGCTCAGAGAACTACATCCAAGCAAATGCTAGGATCTACCGCCAAGGGCAAGAAAAACCGGTTATTGTACATCACCTGATCATGGCCGGCAGTATCGACGAGCAGGTTGTTAAAGTCTTAGAGGGCAAAATAAATTTGCAAGATGCCCTGTTAGAGTCCCTAAATTTTGTATTAATATAGTCATGACCTCAAAACGAACAAAAACCAAACATAAAATAAACGCCATAGCACCTCGGCTATCGGATGAGGACATTGATCCGATTGAGCAAGATGATTCGGATAATATATCAAATCACGTAGTCGAAGGCTGGCAACCGTGGGATCAGGAGGACATCATTGACATACGTCGGTTAATTCAAGAAAAGATGAAGCCAAAACAACGGTTTATCATTGAGGGGTTTTTAGATGGTATGACTTACGTTGAGCTGGGGGTAACAGAAAAACACTGGCGCTATCACTTTATAAAAGGGGTAGAGTTTATTAAAAAGGAACTAAAGCTATGAGCTACTTTATTGTTGAGCATCGCATCAAGGGCAATTATGTTATGGAAACGATTGCGGGTGTGGAGGATATTGATATGGGTATGTACAAAGAACTATTAGGTGTTTGGGTTTGCGACTCTATGGAAGAAGTCAACGCTATGGAAAAACAACTTAAGGAGATGAGACGTGCACGATCCAGTCAACCATCCTAAACATTACACAGAACACCCCAGCGGTGTTGAGTGTATTCAGATTACGGAGCACATGGGATTTAACCTTGGCAATGCTTTAAAGTATATCTGGCGGTGTGATCTAAAGAAGGACGCCACGGAAGATTTAAACAAGGCTATTTGGTACATTCAACGCGAACTGGCCAAGCGACAAGCTGATAGGGAGTGTGGTCGATGAATGCTTTTATTTTTGTAAGTATTGTTTGCATGAGCAGCCAGTGTGACTTTTTTACAAGTCTGACGCATATGGAAAAAGCGAAGTGTGAAGTAATGAAAAAAGATTTTATGGCGTTGCCTTTTAAACCAGAGGTAACTTATTCAGGAGCACAATGTATGCCTTTTAAACCGGGGACACAAGTATGATATTAGAACTTGAAGATGATTTTACAGATGAAATTACAGTGGGCAATTTGGCTCAAAGCTATGTATCAGTATCAGATATGATTAAAAACGGCGATGATTGGCATGAGGACGACGTTGCCGCTTGGGAAGAACTTTTACCAGCTCTTATGATTGTAGGCAATTGGTACTCAGTGGATTTTAAAAAAGAAATTAAAAAGGCAAAAAAGAATGAAAAAGTATAACCACTTTGATTTAGAAGATGCCATCTACAAGGTATGGCAGACAGCCGATGATATTGAAACGCTGTACAAGTACCATGGCGACGCCGACCAGCCGATGACGGAAGATGAGGTGGCAAACGCGTTGATTGGCCTCAAGCAGCTACACGATATGCGTTGCTGGCAGTTGATGGATATGTCCGCCAGAGTGTTTGAATTAAATCAGTACTGCACTGATCCAGAGAAGTTAGCAGCAAGAAACGCATTGTTTGGCGATGTACACGAATATTTAAACCCAAAGAAAAAGAAAGGAAGTAAAAAATGAAAGAGAAAGTAGAAGCAGCATTAAATGATTTTGCCGTGACGTTAGAGTTTTCGGTGCAGGAAGTAAACGCACTGTTGAATATTCTCAACACACCAAACCAAGTACCAGCCATTACACTGGTTAACTTTATCAATATGATTCAGCTGCAAGCTGGGCCACAAGTTGAAAAAGCAAAAGCTGGTTTAGAGGCGGCGTTTAATGCAGACGGCGTGCCAAAAGATTTGGAGGGAAAAAATTGACAGATAAATTTCTAAAGGATCTTCTTAAAGCCCGCGGTTTTAGCAATGACGTGGTAAAGGCCATTGACGAAAATGTACGACGCGACACGGAAGAAAAAGAAATGCTTGATAGGGAAAAGGCCCTTGGCTTAACCCTTAAAATGGTTAACGAGATGCTGCCCCATTTAAAGCAAGCCATGGAAGCCGAAGAGAAGCGCAAGGCTAATATGAAAACAATCATTATCCCAAACGAAAAGTAGGGCGGATTAGGACTTGTTTTTGTATTATTATATATAGGACACGTCGTGAGACGCTCCTTGCAGGTGGCTTAAAACGTCACTTCGCTTTGGCTGCCTAAGTACACGGCGCTGACAGCCCGGAAAGACGGGCACTTTCACACACAACACACAGGAGATTTACAATGAATCCATTTGAACTACGCTTTTCCGTATTTAACACAGCCAAAGACTTCTTAGAGCAGCAATACAAGGCTAACCTAGCCGCGTTTGACGCGATGGACAAGGCAACTAAAGAGGCAGCCGATTTGGCGCCTAAGTTTCCAACCATGGAAGAAGTCATTGAAAAGGCAGTAGAAATAAACAAGTTTGTTAGCGACGCCAACGAGCGTGAACTAACTAAAATCGTTAAACGTGCCAACGGTATTGGTATCGTATTTTAAGTTTTTGAGATTAGGCAAGGTGTGACCGGAGGCATCGGCACTTAATATCACCAGACCCACAGGTATCCAACCCCAAGATTGGGATCTCCTGCCTAGTATCAATTAGTCGCCTTGGACTCGCAGGCGCAAAAGTGAAGAGGGTCTAGGTGGAATCCCTAGAACTAACACCCGGCCCTTGTAGCTCAGTCGGTAGAGCACCTGATTTGTAATCAGGGGGTCCCGTGTTCGAATCATGGCGGGGGCACCATAACTTTACAATCATTTGAAAGAACTTTACAATGGCAACTAAACCCGGCTTGTACGCCAATATCCAAAAAAAGAGAGAACGTATCGCAGCGGGCTCGGGCGAAAAGATGCGCAAGCCCGGCACTGCCGGCGCTCCAACAGCCAGCAACTTTAAAGAAGCAGCCAAGACTGCTAAGGTTAAGAAGTAATGGCAACTAAGAAAAATGTTTCGCTTGCGATTGGCCGTGGTGAAAAGCTGCCTGCGTCTAAGGGCGCTGGGCTTACCGCCAAGGGTCGTGCTAAGTATAATGCGGCTACTGGCTCGAATTTAAAAGCGCCGCAGCCCGAAGGTGGTGCACGTAAAGATTCATTCTGCGCTCGTATGAGCGGCGTTAAAGGCCCGATGAAGGACGAAAACGGCAAACCAACAAGAAAAGCAGCAGCACTAAAAAGGTGGAAATGTGGCAACTCCTAAAAAAGAAAACCCAAAACCAGCATCAAAATATGACCCAGCAATGTGCCAAACCATGATTGAGCTTGGTAAGGAAGGTGCTAGTCAAAAAATGATATGGAGTGTATTGGGTATTTCTAAAGCCACAGCGGCGGCCTATAAGGAAAAGTATCCTGAGTTTGCTGAAGCGCTCGACTTGGCTTTAGTACATTCACAAGCATATTGGGAGCGCCTCATGCTATCAAATGTCGATAACAAAAACTTTAATACACGTATGGTTGAGGTGGCGGTTCGTGGCCAGTTTGCCTCGGATTACAAAGATCGTGTAGATGTAAAACAAGACATTAAACAGGAAATTGTAATTGACTTTCAAAAAGAAGTCGGAGATTTAATAAAAGCATTAAAGCAGTAAAAATCAACGGGGAATAGGCTTAGCGGCCCTGCCAGCACTCCTTTGCTGGCTACCCACCAAATTGCCAAGGAGGGCAAAATCAATGAAAACATGCAAAATTTGCAATGTAAAAAAACCAGTATCTGATTTTTATAGAAGAACCGAAGACGCCGATAAAAGTATGGTGGTGTGCAAGCCCTGCGCCAATGCACGTACAAGAAAAAATTACCGCAACACAAAAGCTACAAAACAAGGCCATGCGTTACAAATATTTAATAAACGCAAAAATGTAGCAAAACGAGAAGATATAGTATTTGATATAGATTTTAACTATATGTTTTCTTTACCATCAGAGAATTGTCCAATTTTAAATGTGCCATTATCTTGGTGTGAATTAGCAGACAGGCCGAAGGACAATACCCCGTCCATAGATAAAATAATACCTGAAAAAGGATATGTAAAAGATAACGTTGCTTGGGTGTCCTATAGAGCTAATTCTTTAAAAGGTAACGGAACTTTGGAAGAACACCTAGCTATTGTGAATTATATAAAATCCGCCCTAAATGAAATATAAATAAAAAACCGGACATAAAACACCCGGTTTTTTGTATTAATATATGTACGACTAAACAGACTTGAAAGACAAAAATGACAGCTCATGCCCTTTTATCAGCATCGGGTAGTAAACGATGGCTAATGTGTACGCCCAGTGCCAAACTAGAAGCAACCCTTCCAGAACAAAAACGCGCAGCAGGCGCATTTGATTTTTCACAAGAGGGGACCACAGCCCACACACTAGCAGAAGCAAAATTAAGATATTATTTTGGGCAAATTGGAACAGAGGAGTATGAGAATGAAGTTAGCACCATTAAAGCAACACCCTACTACAATGACGATTTCGAGGCTCACGTCGATAGTTACGTTCTATACGTCCGCAGCCAAATCGGTGAAGGCGATACCCCGCTATTTGAACAGCGCGTGGACTTCAGTGACTGGATTCCTGACGGCTTTGGTACAGCCGATGTGGTTATACTTTCTAAGCACGCCATTCGCGTCATCGACCTCAAGTTTGGAAAAGGTGTGCCGGTATCAGCACTCGACAACACACAGCTTCGTCTATACGCTCTCGGAGCATGGTCGAAATTTAAAGAAGAATATCCAAATATTAAAGAGGTTTCCTACACGATCCACCAGCCTCGCTTGGACAGCATATCAACTGACGGGACTACCGTTGCTAAGCTCATTGACTGGGCAAACTACTTCGTCAAACCAAAAGCCAAGAAAGCGTGGAGCGGCGCAGGTGAGTTCCTCCCCGGCGACTGGTGCCAGTTCTGCAAAGCAAAAGCCCAGTGCCGCGCCCGCTCAGATTACAACACCGAACTCGCAAAGCAAGAGTTTAAAACCCCGGCCCTTCTCACTGAAGAAGAAGTCAGTCAAGTCCTCGTAAAAGCAGGACAGCTAAAGACTTGGGTTAATGATGTAGAAGAGTATGCACTAACTCGTGCCGTAGACCAAGGTGTTGTGCCGCCGGGCTACAAGCTCTCTACCACAAAGACCCACCGTAAAATCTCTGACACGGCCTTAGCGGCCACCGTTTTAGTTGAGAAGGGTATGAGCCCAGAAATTATTTGGGAGCCTCCTAAGCTCAAATCTATTGCGACACTGGAGAAATTAGGACCTAAGGGACAAGTAGCTGCATGGCTAGGTGATTTAATTCAGCGCCCAGACGGTGAACCAAAGTTAATTAAAGTTAAAGAAGACGCCAAGGAGGACTTTGCATGAGTACATGGCTAATAGGTGCAATGGGTTTAGTGTACGCCGTTGTGGCAGTTGATCAGTTTATGAAAGGTGGTGTAGGTCAAGGCATTATGTTTATGGGCTACGCAATTGGAAATATAGGATTGGTAATCGTGGCAAAATAGGAGGCAATATGGTGGTGGAGTGCTATGATCAGAAGATTGAAGTACCAGACATAATGATCGACAAATTCATAAAAGATTTTGAGACTCTACCCGGCAGCGGATACAGGGAAGGTGTAATTCAGCTAAGAGAGTCAATTAACGAAATCATTGACATGGTGGCAGAAGAACCGGAAGTGTTGTTTGAATTTGAGTACTTAACAGATTTTATTAAGGCTCTGGCAATGAAGCAGGCAATGGGTGAGTTAGGTATTTTGTACGACGCCTAAACTATTTCACATTGTGAAATTTAGAATTACAGGATTTTGTATTAATATGTGTACGGGTAGACAGATTGGCCCCGACTGAAGACCAATCTTAATGTTAAAAAGGAATTAATATCATGGCATCAAAATCAATCAAGACCAAGTTTGTAACTGGTAAAGTTCGTTTCTCTTACGCTAATGTGTTTACACCGGGTGAGACACCAAACGGTACTTTAAAGTACTCAGTTTCAATCTTGATTCCTAAGTCCGACAAAGAAACAGTAGACCGTTTCAAGAAAGCCTTTGAAGATACTAAGACAGCTAACGCAGCAGTATGGGGCGGCTCAGTTCCTAAGTTGTTAAAAGGCGGTTTGCGTGATGGTGATGCAGAGAAGGATGACCCAGCATACGCAGGTCACTATTTTATTAACGCTAGCTCTAACGAGAAGCCCGGCATTGTTGACGCAGATTTGAACCCAATCATTGACACCAGCGAGTTTTACAGTGGTTGCTATGGTCGTGCCTCAATCACATTGTATCCGTACGATACAAGCGGTTCCAAGGGTATTGCTGCAGGTTTAAACAACGTGCAGAAGTTGGAAGACGGTGAGAAGTTTGGTGGCTCTACAACAGCCGCCGCAGATTTTGCAGTATAAGTAATTTGTAGTACCCAGTAGTGGGCGGCCCGGCGTAGAAACTGCGCTGGGCTTTTTTGCCCTTTATCAACCATATAACAAAGAGAAAAATAAATGGATCAGTATCAAGAATACATTGCCGCCAGCCGCTATGCCCGTTACCAAGACGACAAGGGTCGTCGCGAATCGTGGCCAGAGACAGTAACTCGTTTTGTAGAGTATGTCTTTAGTCGCACACCAGCTATTACTGGTAACAGTGAATTAAAATCCGAGTTATACAACTCTATTGTTAACCTTGAATTGATGCCGTCCATGCGAGCCATGATGACAGCAGGAAAGAGTGCCGATCGTGACAATACTTGCGTCTATAATTGCTCGTATCTCCCAGTGGATGACCCCAAGTCCTTTGACGAAGCCATGTTCATCTTGCTCTGCGGTACTGGCGTTGGATTCTCAGTTGAATCCAAGTACATTAACCATTTGCCAGACGTGCCAGAAAAGTTGTTTGATTCAGAGCACACGATCTCGGTACACGACAGCAAAGAAGGTTGGGCAAAATCATTACGTTTACTCCTTGCAAACCTCTGGGCCGGAGAGATCCCAAAGTGGGACGTCAGCAATGTCCGCCCTGCCGGAGCACGACTCAAAACATTTGGTGGAAGAGCTTCCGGGCCGCAACCACTGATTGATTTATTTGAATTTACTGTGGCGTTGTTTAAAAGTGCTAAGGGTCGCAAGCTGCACAGCTTAGAGTGCCATGACCTGATGTGTAAAATCGGTGAGGTGGTTGTAGTGGGCGGCGTACGTCGCTCTGCAATGATCTCGTTATCTGACCTTGATGATGAAAGGATTCGGCATGCCAAAGCAGGACCATGGTGGGACACAGCGCCCCATAGAGCACTTGCAAACAATTCAGCCGTCTATAATGAAACTCCGACAGTGGGGAAGTTTATGGAGGAATGGCTTTCTTTGTATAATTCTCACAGTGGCGAACGCGGTATATTTAACAGAGAAGCTGCTCGCAAAACCGTGGAGAAGTACGGCCATCGTGACCCTAATTTTGAGTTTGGCACTAATCCTTGCTCTGAAATTGTTCTTCGACCATACCAATTTTGTAACCTCTCAGAGTGTGTGGTAAGACATGACGACACAAGAGAGATTCTTTTACGTAAGGTTAGACTGGCTACGATACTGGGAACAATCCAAAGTACATTCACCAAATTTCCATACCTCCGTAAGGTTTGGCAACGTAACACTGAAGATGAGCGATTACTTGGTGTCTCACTCACCGGCATCTACGACAACAAACTCTTGTGTACACAAGGAGAGGAATTAAATGTTTTATTGGACGAACTTAGAGAATGCGCTCGAGCAACAAATACAGAATGGGCGGCAGCTCTCGGAATCCCTGTCAGCGCTTCTATCACATGCGTCAAGCCAAGTGGAACAGTATCCCAGCTCGTTGATTCGGCGAGCGGCATCCACCCTCGCCATTCTAAATTCTATATCCGAAGAGTGCGAGGAGATAAAAAAGATCCTCTCACCCAATTCCTTGTTGGACAAGGAGTACCAGCTGAAGACTGCGTTTACAAGCCAGCCCAAACTACCGTCTTCAGTTTTCCACAAAGAGCTCCCGACGGACTTGTCAGAGACGACGTCACACCAATCGCCCACCTTGAGCTCTGGCTCACCTATCAGCGACACTGGTGCGAACACAAGCCCTCAGTTACTATCTCAGTTGCTGAAAAAGACTGGCCAAGCGTCGGAGCATGGACATGGGACCACTTCGACGAAATCAGCGGAGTTAGCTACCTCCCCTACGACGGTGGAACCTATCGCCAAGCGCCCTACGAGGAAATTAACGAAGAGCAATATAACGCCCTAAAAGCCAGTATCCCTAACATTAACTGGGAAGAGCTCAAAGAAGTAACAGACAATGTGGAAGGAGCCCAAATGCTTGCTTGCTCCGCCGGTGTATGCGAAATTTAAAAGCGTGTACTACCTGCCGTCAGGAGAAGTCCCTAGAGGATTTTTCTCCTGACAAGCGAAGAGCCGATGGCAGAAATCCTCAATGTCGTCGTTGCCAATTAGATGTAAAAAAGTTAAAGCGAGCAAACAATAAAACCAAAGCGGTTGAGTATCACGGTGGGAAATGTAAACGTTGTGGCATAGTATCTAAGTGCTTAGACATTTATGACTTTCACCACAGAGATCCAGCTGAAAAAGAATCTAGTATGAACTACCTTGTAAATACTGATTGGAATACTATGGTTAAAGAGCTTGATAAGTGTGATTTACTTTGCTCTAATTGTCACAAAATAACGCATTGGGAATTACGAAATGGAAAGGAATAGTCCATGGGCCTGCCCTCCACTGAATCTGTGGAACTGGAACGATGCATGGAAGTTAAATCTCCGTGTAACGGAATCTGTACCCTCGACGCTCAAGATGTCTGTCGAGGGTGCAAACGAACCAGCGCGCAGATTTCTAAATGGTATGTTATGTCCAACGCTGAGAAGCGAGAAGTAATTAGTAATTTAAAGTAATTTCACATGGTGGTGATTTGGGGCTCTTCGGAGCCCCTCTTTTTTGTATTAATATATGTACCGATACGTCGGCTTGCCTAAGGAGCGATCATGATTTATAGCATTGACTTTGAAACCCGCAGTAGAGCCAACCTGCCAGATGTCGGCCTTGACATCTACGCCAACGACCCTAGCACAGAAGTCCTGTGTATTGCATGGGGTAGCAAACCTGACAATGTAAGAGTTAGTGAACCATTTTTAGATGATTTTTGGGGTGTGTTACCCAACAATAAATATGAGTTTTATATTGGCAGTCTATTAATCCATGTAAAGAATGGTGGCAAAATCCAAGCATGGAACGCCATGTTCGAGTACGCTATCTGGAACTGTGTCTGTGTGCCTAAGTACGGCTGGCCAGAACTAAAGCTGGAGCAGTGCATTGACTCCATGGCCATTGCCGCGGCAAACAACGTCCCACAGAGCTTGGACGACGCTGGCGACTTTCTTGCAACTGACTATAAAAAAGACGGAATTGGCAAAAAGCTCATCCAAAAGCTATCTAAACCCAGTATTAAAGGCGACTTTAATAACGACCCTGAGCTATTAAAGCAGCTGTTTGATTATTGTGCTCAGGACGTCCGCACGGAAATGTCGATTGTAGCCAATTTAAGGCCCCTTACAGACGTCGAACAGGACGTCTGGACCCTTACCCAGCGGATCAACCTCCGAGGCGTCCCAGTGGATCCTAAAGAGCTCCAAAACGCCGTATTGGCAGTGAAAAGGGCGCAGGATGAGATTGACGGCGAGTGCATCAAGCTGACCGGCTGCAAGCCCTCTGAGAGGGCCAAATTGCTGGCTTGGATTAATCAAAAAATCCCACATGCCCCCATGCCCGATTTGACCGCCGAGACCGTTTCAAAAATGCTGCAGTGCAACATATTCCCGGTGATTAAACGGGTACTAGAGCTACGTCAAGAAGGGAGCCAAACTAGCGTGGCTAAGTACGCTAAGATGATGGAGATACAACGTGAAGGACGAATACGAAATACGCTTGTCTACCACGGGGCTAGTACTGGTCGCTGGGCTAGTCGTGGCGGACTTAATTTGCAGAACATTGCCCGTCCCACAATCAGCGACGAAGAGATTGAGATCGCTATTCCTCGAGTCTTTAATGAGGCGCTTGGTACAATGGGAGAACTATCCTCTTTGGTTCGCAGTGGGATTAAGGCGCCCGATGGAAAGACCTTTGTGGACGTGGATTTCAGTTCGATTGAAAACCGAGTTGGGGTTTATTTAGCCGGGCAGACCGATAAGGTCGAGCTCTTTAGAAAGGGATTAGATGAATATAAAGTCTTTGCTGCAGAGAGCTTGTATCGAATCAGCTATGATGAGGTCACGAAGGAACAACGCCAGATTAGCAAGTCTGCGGTCCTTGGTGCGATGTTTGGCCAAGGTGCTAAGGGGTTGGTTAAGTACGCTGAGGGGATGGGTGTAAATATATCCGAGGCGCAGGCAAAAGCTGCGGTGGATGGGTATCGTATGTCTTACGAGAAGGTAAAGAACTTGTGGGCGCAGTGTGAAGGCGCCGCCATTCAAGCCGTAGAGAATCCCGGCAATCCGTTTAGGGCAGGCAATAAGCTAATTCTAAAGGTTGCCAAGAATGCTCTCTGGATGAAACTACCCAGCGGCAGATTGATCTGCTGGCAGCGGCCACAGCTCGAGCTGCTCACCACTCCGTGGGGAAAGGAAAAGCTCGGCGTCACTGTCCACAGCCAGAACACTTACACTCGGCAGTGGACTAGGAACGCTTTGATTGGTAGTAGTATTTTTCAATCCGCTGTACAGGGTACCGCTAGAGATTGTCTTGCCGTGGCTATGCTTAACCTTGAGAAGGCCGGTTACGAGGTGATCAACAGTATCCATGATGAGGTATTACTCCTAGTAGAAGAACAAAGCGCGGAGTCCGCATTGGCCGATGTAGTCAGCATTATGACTACACCACCAACGTGGGCTCCCGACTTTCCTCTTGCTGCCGAGGGGTGGCACGGTAAGCGTTACCGGAAGTGATTATTTTGGTACAGAGTAAAAACGTTTGCCCGCTTTGGTAATTTTAGAACCGCGCTCTTTTTCGGCGGTTTTTGCCTTATCAAATGTCGGGTGACTTTTTCCTTTAAGGACAACGTAGCTATCTTCTGGTAAACCGTGAAGCATACGCTCGTCATCTGATGTTGGAGCTACTGAACCCCAGTGACCAGCATTTTCACCAGTCCCGTCAGGTCCCATACCATACGCTAAAGCAGTTTCGTAATCATAGTCTCCACCTTGCGGATCAAACACAAGGCCACCCTCAGCATACTTTTTGCCAATGAAGTCAGTTAGGTTTAATCGCGGGTCGTCCAAACTGGTTTCTTCTAAACCGCGTCTTGGCACGATGACCAGCGGACCAGATTGAAACTTTTCTTCCGCAGCAAACACGGGCATGCCAGTCTCTTTGTTATAGAACTGTGAGCCGCGACGTGGGTCCATGCC